CCCTGCTCTCCCACGATGTAGGGCATCCCTGCATTTATGGGGCCGCCTTTGGCCTTAAACGCGCTGGAGAAATCAAGACCTCTAGTAAGCGGAGACTCTGAACCGGATCCATACATGCCGCTTCCGGCCGCAGCATCAGCGCCAGGGAACAGAACTCCCAGGGCTTTGAGAACCAACGCCTTAGCGATCATGCGCATCGCCATCGAGATGAACGCATCGCCGATGGCTTTAAAGGCATTCGCGAATGCCTCTTGCATTGTGGTCGTGCCATCGATCAGACCGGTGATGGTCTGAGTCATTGCGTTGCCGAGTTCGTTCTCGATGACGCTCGCCAGTTCGACGATCATCCCCTCGGTGTCGCCCAGCTCTCGCTGGAGCTGCTTCATGTAGCCGGAGATCCCCTGATTGCCTTCACGCGCTCGCTGCAAGCGCCTTTCTGCCTCCTCTAAAGCGGCTTTTTCTTGTTCGCTTCCTGGACCTGCCTTGATCTGTGCAATACGAGCCTCAAGTTTGTACTGATCTTTCAGTTCGTCTGTGATGGCCTCTTCAACCTTGATCTGCGTTTCTAGCTCGGTCAGCTGGTCCTGAATCGCAGCTGAAATCTCAGTTTGATATTGCTGTTGAGCGTTATCGATCTCAAGCAACTCACGCTTAGCTTCTAACCGTGCCAGCTCTTCAGCTTTGATTTTGCTGGCTGCGGTTATGTCTTCGAGTTGAATGTCCTTGAGCTTTTCAGTCAGCTCTGCATTGACCTCTAAGCGTTGACGATTGAACTCGGTGGCCTCCAGCTGTTGTTGCGTAAGACCTGTACGACTTTTTTCGATCTCCAGAAGCGTTCTGGCTTTTTGAATCTGTATCTCAAGCTCTGCGGTGATGTCCCGTGGACCTTTGCCTGAACCTGAACCAGTGTTGGTGGTTTCCGTCTCTATTGGTTTGGTCGGTGGGTTGGGGGCCAAGCCTTTTTTCTGACCCTTCAAACGCTGTAGCTCAGCCTCAAGATTCTTTATTGTTCCCGCAGCCTTACTCCTTTGGTCAAAGTTTCTCCTCTCGACTGGTGAGGTCAAAGAGCTGCGATCTACTGTGTTTGGACCGCCAGCATTTTGAAGGCGTCGACGCGCGGCAGCTAGATCTCTTTCTGTCTTGTTAATGGCACCGTCAAGACCCACGCCAAAAAAGTTCTGAAGCGCAATTATTGCTTTATTTACAATGTCAATAATTCCTGTAAATGTGTCTTGGAAGGCTGCACCTACCGGTTGCAGCAGTATGCCAACGTTTCTCTGCAGATCTCCTAGAGCTTTTTCTAAGCGTTGACCTGCCAATGCTGGGCCTTTGACGATCTCTTCCGCGTTCTTGCCGAACTGCTTGAACAGCTGTTTGGTGAACTTGAGGAAGTCCTCGATTGTGACTTCTCCATCATTGAGGGCTTTGTCCAGTTCTTTAGGTGTTTTGCCGATGGCTTCGGCAAAGAGTGCAAACGCACCGGGCAATCTTTCACCAATTTGCCCACGCAATTCTTCGGCTTGAACTTTACCTTTACTCAGAGTCTGACCGGTCGCTAACAAGATGCCTTGCAGCTTTTCGCTGTCACCTCCAAGGGCAACATTTGCTGCTGCTAAACCTTTGTAGATCTCCTCTGTTTCAGCAATGCTCAGGCCGTTAGCGGTTGCTGCTGCAGTCAGCTTGGTGAACTGTTGGGTCGTTTGGTTTACATCCTGCTGGAAATCGTCCGACAGGTTGTTAATGCTCTCCAGTGCTTTGGCATAGTCATCGCCGAAGGTGATGCCTCTTAAAGCCTGTTGGAACTTCTGTGTTTCTGCCGCTGCTTTGGCGGCTGCATTCGCGTATTGCGCGGTGGCTCCGGCCGCCTCGGCAATCCCGCCCACCGCAGCACCGGCCAAAGCACCAGCAGGTCCGGCGACTGAACCAATAAGGGCTCCCTGCGCTGCACCTCCCAGACCGGGAACACCCGAAAGGGCAAGTGCTCCTGCACCAAAAGCACCTTGCCTAAGTGACTTACCTCTTGCCTTTTTATCCCTTAGTGCTTGTGCTTTTAAGAGCCTGTCATTTTTACGCATCCTCCGTTGATAGAAGGCGTCATACGCCTCTTGCCTGGCGTTTAATTCACGCTTTTCGTTTTCGGTGATTCGATTTGCCGCTGCTTTTTCTGCCGCAACCGTGCGTCCTAAAAGCTGGTCTCTTCGCTGCTCAAGCTGTTTGTTCGTGTTTTTTGCGGTCTGGATTTGTTCGCGCGCCGCATCCTCGGAAACGCCCTGAAATTTCTTGACGCTGTCTGGAAGAGTGTTGTCGTAGAACTTCTTGAATTCTTTACCAGCCTCGAGCGGACTTACGTCTTTCAGACGATCTTTAAGTAGATCAAACTGTCTACTGAGTCGTTTGCTTAATTTCCCTGCGTCCTGAAGCTGCTGAATAGTCTCCTTGTTGGATCTCGCTCCTCTTTGCTCCGGCAGTGTCTTGTTTAACTTTGCGATCTTCTCCTTGTTGCCAAGGATCTCATCGTCGATCTTCTGTATTTGCTCGGCTAAGCGCTCTTGAGTTTTCAGAGCAGCTGATTGATCTTTCAGCTCAGTGGTGATCTGCTTCTGAACAACCTGCTGCTGCTTTGCAACGCGAAGACCGACTGCTGCTGGTGCTGCGGCCTCACTGGCAACAACCGTTGTTGAGCCACGCTCGCGTGCCTGCTCGTTTACTCGCAGGTTGACCGTGATCGTCCGGCCCAGTCGATTTAGACGCTTCTCTAACCCGTCAATCGCACGGTTAGCGGCCTTGGTGTTTATGGCCAGCGTTTGGCGCTTGACCTTCTTATTGATTTGCGTGAGGTCCTTGTTGACCCGGCTCAGTTGCTTTTCAAGACTGTTTAAGTCTTGCTTCCCAATAATCCCAACGCGGATGTCGGCTGAATACTGAGCCACCTAGTTCCGCGTTACAACTCAACTCAGTCTATCGCCGACGTCCGGCTTTCTTCATTGCAGCTTCCTGCCGCCGGTTGACGATGCTGAAATAACAGCTCCAACCCAGTAGCTCTTCCTGCGTGATGTTGTCGTGGAGCTGCTGGACTGTCATCCCCAGCTCCTTTGCAACCCCATAGGAGAGCATCAGCCAGTTATCGCCCTCAAGCTCCTTTTCTAGTTCTTTTGAGATCGATTTCTTCGCCCTCCTCTTCCTCGTCGTTTTGAATCACGGCGAGCATGAGTTTCTGTAGATCCTCGTCCCTCACTTCGTTTTTGAGGACGGCCAGATCTCCAGGGCCGAACAACCGGCTCCCAGCTTCGTCGGTGGCCTTGTTCACCAGCAGCTGCAAAGCGAACTGGTTGATGTCATCAGACTTGGCATCCCGGTTTGCCTTTTCCCGCTGCGCCATGGTCAGAGGTGTTGACCAGAACTCGAATTCTTCCCCGTTGGTGAGAACGACAGCCTTGCGTGCAGGTTTCAGGTTTGCCGCTTTCTTGAGGATGTCGACTGCTCTGCCGGGCATGTAACTCAACTCAGTTGAGTGAATCATACAGCCATGAAAAAAGCCCCGCCATATAGACGGGGCCGGTTATCTCTACGCTCAAATTTGGAACGTAGTTGGTTGTCCAGAAAGGGAGAACTGGATCGTTGCTGTGGTCACTTCAGAGGGGCTAACGCTGAAGCTGAAGCCAAGCAGGGTGACAGGAGCTTCGATATACGCCGAGGCGCTGTTATCGAGGGTTCCGTCAGAGGCACAAATAGTGTTGATGTACAACCGGATTTGCGCACCCAGCTGGTCCTTCTGCAGAGAAGAACCGATGACGCGAGAGGCCATCGAATTCTGGTCAGCAGTGAACTGAACCTCGACGGATCCAGTGCCATCAATGAAACCTGCTTGATACGTCTTAAATGACGCCAGGCCATTGTTGGTTGCACTGCAACCGCAGGAAAGGCTCGTGGTTTCGATTTGCTCGCGATCCAACGAAAAATCGAAGCCCGTCACATTGCAAACTGAGGTGAACTCAGTCAGCTTCATGTTGATGTGACCGCCGGGAGTGTCTTCCGACAGGCTGTTGGTAAAAGCGAGGCCAGTACCGCCAGCAGTAGCCGACACAGTGGCTTTGCCATCGGCAATAGCAACGATGTGATAGTCAGTGCCTTCAGTCAGGCCAGTGACCAGAGTTGCGCCACCCTCAATGGAGAAGGACACAACATCGCCCACCAGAAAACCGTGACCAGCAGGCAACGTGATCAGGCCAGGGTCCGCAGTCGGAAAGTCGGTGAAGTCCAGCAGGCACACCGAAGTACCCGCAGGGGTAAAGGCGACTGAACCGGAATCACCGGTCAGCACCGTGTTGCCGCAAGCGACAGGCATGGTTTTTAAAAACGAAGGACGTTCGGGCGTTCTTCGGGCGTCGGCTAGGTCACGGACCTAACTGAACTGAGTCTAAGCCTCATATTTTGCGGTGATGGCAACGCTTAGGCGAGCCATGTAGAAAGGCGCATCATCCAGCGCAAAAAACGTGGGGCCGGTCATGTCCCCAACCCATCCCACTGCACCAGTCGCTTTATATCCACTGCAACTGTTTAGGTCATTGAGAGCCTGCATCACTGGTGTGATTATTTCCTGTGCTCTAGCCGGACCAGTGTTCTTCGAGGTGTAGCACTCGATCACCAGCGATCCCCGCAGACGTTCGAGGTTGCCGGTCAAGACTTTGGATGTTGTTTGACCGAATTGAAGATCAATCGTTGCGTACTCCTGCCCAGCATCGGGGACAGTGAATGCCTGGTTGTTGACGTAACAAGGAACAGGTGTATCCAAGCCTGCTAAGGCTGCAATGATCGGTGCCTCAAATACGGCTCTGACGGCTTGAAAGCTCACTTGTACCTCCTAAAGACATCAAAGAGAGAACGCTCAATAGTTTCAGGCATCTTCGCGTTGATGTAGGTGTCGAACCAGTTTTTCGGTGCAGTGAGTTCGGCCGCTGGATATGCACCCCGCCCTGTCGGACTTGGCCGAAGATCCATTGCGTACAGCCTGTAGTAAGCGCGGTTTCCAATCGTGTATCCCCCAAGGTTGGGGGAGGGAGGCACCACCACAGGTGTGTAGTCACGCACCAACCTCTTCTTTTTGTTGGTAGATGCGTCCCGGATGTTGGGTTTGACTGCCTGAACACCCGGATTTACCTGCCACAAGCTCTCGAAAAAGCCTGTGTAATAAGGACCCTCGATCTTGAGCTGTTCCGTCACCTCAGTGGCAATGACTTCTAGCCCCTCCTCTAAAGCGGAGCGCACGTCTGGGACAAGTTGCGTCAGGGGCTTTGCCATTACTGCGGTCTCACGACGACTTCAAAACTGATCGGATTGTCACCGCGATAGGTCACAACGTCGATGACCTTGCAGTTCTTGTTGCCGCTCGGGAAGGGAACCACAAAGCGGTCTGCGGTAGTGATGTATCCGTCATCAATCTGACCTGGATCAATGATCAGTTTGAAGTCAGCCTGCTGAAAGACGCCTTCATACTCCTGGGGCTCCAGCTCCAACATCACAGCTTTGACGTCAAACACTGTTTCGGAGCTGGTGACTACCCCGGTGTTCGGGTCATAAACGCCAGGGTCTGACACCCGGATGTACTGGCAAGCACTGCCCCATTCGGCCACGAGTGGACTGGCTAGTGGTCCGAATACGTCGTCGGCTTTACTCATGAGCGCACCTTGTACATAAGACCGACACTTCCGCTAAGCCCGCTGATCCAACAACCCAAAATGTCCTTGAGCCAGGGGAAAGCGGTGATGATTGCTGGGTCGTTGCAGTTGTCGCACGAAGCAACGCTGGTCCCGCTGTACTGGTCATATTCAACTTCCAGCGACCCAAGCTTTTGTCGCTTCACATAAGTCCCTGCAGATGCACCTCCTCCACTGCCACTGCCAGGGAAAAGACCCGGATCAGTTGAATACTTGATCGCCAGCGTTACTTCCGCTTCCTGGATCCTGTACGGAATGCTGGAGCAATCACTCGTGAGACCATCACAACTTGCTCCAGAGCGAGGCCACTTCAATCGCTGAGTTGATTGGCACCTAGCGCCTGCGTAACTCAACGTCTCCAACCACCGGGTGGCAACAATCAGCGAGAGATTGCGAACCTCCTCGTCTAGTGCAGCCCAATCTCCACCGCCGGGAATGTTCTCGGCAATGGCAAGCGCCGCCGTCATGTCGACGTAGCTGTTTGACGTTGCTCCGCCGAGAGTGGCGTCAAGAGTGACTGCCATCACAAAGTCTCCGTGTGATAAATAATCCAGTCCTCAGAAGCCAGCCACTTCCGCGTTCGCTTCAGCTCTTCGCGGGTGACATGCAGGACGTCGGTGACGCCTCCGCGATAAATCATCAGCCGGATCAATCCGCACATGCCGAGGCTTCGGAGTGGGTCAATCCAGTCTATCTGCGTTATCAACGCAAAGAAAAAGGCCCCGAAGGGCCCGTAAATCACATGCCGTAAGGCGTCGGCTTTGGACGACTTTGAATGACTTCTACAGCTGCGTCATAACGCTCGGCCGCATGGCAAAAAGCCACTTCGGTTGAGCCTTCATTCCAGCAGCTGTCCTTTTCAGGCTGCATGGCAGCTTGGGCACGGGCTGCTGCATAAATAGGGAACAGCAAAATTGCAGCCACTGGATGAGTGCCAGGGCCTTTCCCAAAGTCCTCATCGACTTGCTGCGCCATGGCAGCAGTTGGAGCAAGTGAAGCGGCCACAAGTGCGGCACAGATGAAAGAGCGCATTCCGAGACTTCGGAGTGAGTTGCCTCAATCTACCTACTCTGTCTACTCAAATAAAAAGGGCTGCCGTAGCAGCCCTGCAGCCTCGCGCACTCAGTCTGACTAAGTCAGACGTTTGCCGCCAGGGGTGAGTTGACCAGCATCTTCACGACGGGGATCAGCTTGGTGCCGTCGCCTTCGTTGCCGGTGTCGGCTGCGCCGTAGACGCACTTCCAGTTGCTGCCAGTCAGCAGCTCTGCATTGGTCGGGTTGTCTGAGGCGTTCTGCCAGGACGTTCCGAACACATGGAAGCCGTAATCGTGCGTCCAAGACATGACGTCTTGCTGACTTAAGATGTTACGATCCGCCTCCGTTTTGAAGGCTCGCTGTACACCTTCAGCCACAGATCCGCCGCCCATGAGATACACAGGATACTGATCTGCACCACCTGCGTTGACAGTTGGGACCAGCTTGTCATCGACGATGACGCGGAGGCCCATCATGTACGCCACTTCAGGCTGGGTCAGATTGATGCCGCCCCCGCCCCACACAATGTCGCCGCCGGTAGCAAGCGCAGAGGTGGAGAAAGTGAGAGCGCCAACGCTGCGAAGGTAATAAGCAACGTTTGAGTGCATCGCGATAGTGGTGACATCATCGCCACGCTCGCCCAGCAGTGCCTGTGCCTTGACGACGTTGGAAGCAGTAAGGAAATTAGGCTCCAAAGCGCCAGTCGTGTTCTGGGATACGTCCAGAACGTTGGGTGCTAGTGCGGTGTCAAACAGACCTTCAAGTTGTGCAAGAAGGGTGTTAGTCCGCAGCTTCAGGATGCAAGAAGCCAAGTAGCTGCGAATCGCAGACATCGGATCAGATCCGCTTCCGAGCCGGGACAGATCATCCGCTGCGTACGCACCACCTCTGTGAAGGATGGTCATAATCTGCTCGTCGGCCGTGATGTTGCCGGGAGTCAGATAACCTTCGCCAGATGTACCCCAAGAAGAGTCAGATCGGATCTGCTCTTCGTTTTCTACCATCGGCTGGTAGAACGGCACGCGCACACGCGTACCACCGGCAGTGCAATCCAGCGCGGTGTTGCGGGTGACAACACCAGATTGGATCCACTGGCACCGGTTATACACTTCTTCTTGGACGTAAGCCAGGAATTCTGGGCGAACAACCAAGTCAGTGAGGAAGGTCCCGCCACTGTAGTTTTGGAATGGAGCTGCCACGAATTACTCCGTAGGTAATGTGATTCAGGATCCGCTAAGTGCTTCAGCTTTCAGTTGCTTTGCAAGCTCGGGGTTTTTGGCCTCAAGTTGCATCGCTTCGGTGAAGTTCCCAGTTCGGTAAGGGTTAGCCATGCCAGGTGCTACTGAGGCTGTTGCAGAACTAACGCCCATGCCTTTTGCACCGCTTGCTGAGAAGTGGTGCTGCCAATCCGTTGCCGATTTCAAGTTGGCCAGGTAGTCACCCAGCGGTTGCTCCACGCCCGATGAGAGCACCACAGGTGAGCCTGATTCATCAACTCGAATTTGCGACTGAAGCAGCTGATAGAGCTGAGTTGGATTGACGGCGTTAGAACGTTGGATCTGCTGCAGAGCAGTGTTCTTGAGACGCTCCTGCTCTGCCCCTTGAGTCACAGACTCAAGTTGAGCTTTTAATTCAGTCGTCTCATTTAGCAGCCTGGTTTGAAGCTCTTGAGCACGCTGACGCTCTTGCTCATAAAGCTCCTTGTAAGCCCCCTGTCCCTCTAGGTTCTCTCGAACCGCTGATTGCTGTGCCTCCTTTAGCGATGTCATCTCTGTTTTGAGAGATTCCAACTGCTTCCGGTACTCCTCCGCTTCAGACTTGGCTTTTTTGGCATGTTGATTAGCCAAACCAAGTTTGTGCTTGAGAAGATCATCACCATTGCTGGTGTTTTCTTCTGGTCGCTGCGGTTTGTTGAGAAGTGCGGGATCGACGGCCACGGACACGTCGGGGCTGGTCACAGACTCAGCCACCGCTAATTCCTCAGGCATCACATAGGGATCACTGACCTGAATATAACAACCTAGTTGAGTTGCGTACTCAGTTTGGTGGGTCGTTCTTCTTTGTGGCGCTAACAACTGCGCCACCGGTCAGCAGTGCAAGTGTCGTCGCCACCATCACGTTGACGGTGTTTTCGTAGCGCTTGCCTAGTTCAGGACAGGCTTTTAGGCCGCCAAGTTTGAAACAGCCGTACACGCCCCAGCTAAAAACCGCTGCTTGCCAAACAAAAATAGTGGCAAGCATGTAGAACAGAAAACGCTCGCGTTGAAAGGGCTTCATTCGGGAATTTCGACGAAGTCCTCCTCTGTGCCGTTCTTCAGTTCGCCCCCGGTCAGTGCGCCGAGAGTGTCGACCACGTTGGGATAAGTGTCCTCCCCCATCTTTACCCAGCTGTTGAGATCGGCGTAGAAACTTGCCTCGTCATAGGTGTTGTTCACCCCGAAGTACTCCGTGACGATTGGACCGCCGAAGCCTTCATCCGCACAGATGAAGTTGTTCAGACCGCCGTAATAATTCAGGCTCTCGGCCACGTTGTTGCTGGTGACTCTCTTGCCGATGCAGAAGCTAGTACCGGGATTGTTGCCGCCGATGTTGGTTGTATTGACGAGGTAGGAAGCACGAAGTGAGTAGCTGCCATCTATGTTGCCGATGTAGTACTTCAGTCGCCTCGAGCCAGTGCCGTCATAGCTGAACAGCAGCTTGCCGCCTGGGTTGGGGGCGTGCCAAGTGTTAGCGCCGATCTTCGTCTGGCCGTTGTTGCCGGTGATGTAAAGGCCGTGGTTTGATCCGCCCCTTCGCAGCATGATCGCGTTGTCGCCTGAGCTGAACAGCGTGATGAATTTGCCGTCAGATTTGACTTCAAACTCGACCAGATTGATCCCAACGGTCCAGTCAGCATCCCAATCCAGCAGACCGGTGGCTGTGCCACTGAACTCGACGTAATCGTTGGAGCCATCGAGATGGATGTAGGCGTTAGCTGCCTGTCCAGCCACGTCGATAACGGTACTCAGTCGAGCTAGGGCACGCTCTTTGAAGCTGTCGAACTCGGCGTCAGGCACTTTCCAAGTGTTGCCCTTGCGCTCAAACGAGGTGACGTTGGACCTCATAAAGATGAACTGGCCGCCATCACCGACAGCGTCAGCACACATTTTGTCGTCGGTGTAGTCCAACAAAGCAATGTTGGATGGGTTGGCCAATACGCCGTCAACAACGGTTGAAAGGCCAGCCAGCTCCAGCTGCTCGTAAAGAGCATCAATATCTGGGACTGGGATAAAGCTTGTAGAAACGGGCCAGCTATCGGGATCGTCCGTTTCGATAAAGCTGCGAGAGGCAACGCCGATGTTGCCTAGCTCAATACATTTAGCGCCAGAACCGAGGCCGCCGGTCTTCACACCCTTAGTTGCAAAGACCACGGCACTGCCGTTAATGCGATAGCCCGGGACAATCTCGTGAAAAGAGTCTTTGAAGGCCATGCCACGGCGGTTGACAGTGACCTAATTGTAGTGCCGCCTCTTAGCGGGACTTTGGCTTGAGCGCCATCACCGCGTGCAGGGCAAGCTCGATGATCGAGTTGTCCTTCAGTCTTTTGTTCATGCCGATGATCTCGCTAACAGCGGTCATCACGACCCAAAAGATTGGATTTTGGAGAAGTTCCATCAGTCTTCAACCTTTTTGGTACGGCGCGTGCGGCGAGACTTTGTCTCATTAGCGGGCTTTGTGGCGACTGCTGTATCCGCAGCCTGCTGTGAACGACGGTTTCGATTAGCGGGCCATGAATACTTGATTGGCCCCGGAATCCAACAACCCATCTAGCTCGGCTCGGTTATGAAACCATCCTAGTGCGAGCCACTGAAGAGCTACTCGCTTCGCTACCTTTTTTGAGGCGACGAAGCGTAGTAAAGGACAAGGCTACGGGGCTGTCGCCAGCTATTTGGGCTTCTTTTTGGCCGTTTTGGCAGCCCGCTTGAAATCAGCGTCGGTCGGTGCTCCTTTCGCTCCCTTACGCCGTGGCTTCTTACCTGCCTTCTTTTTGGCGTTGATGTTTGCGTAGAGCCCTCTCTTTGCTGCCATAGCCGAGTTAAGTCCTTAAAGGCAGTATGGCGCACCTGCAGTTGGGGTGAACTGGGGGCTGATTAACCCCAAATACCGTGCTCACAAAGCTCGTTGGCTTGGGCACGATCTTTCCGTTGAGAGGACTGCAAATCGGACATAGCCGCTCGTCCAGCACCGCATTCCAAACCCACGTCGTGTTGTCGACGTTGCGCCATGACGTGAACAGGTTGTTGTTCACCGCGCTCCATACACCGCTTGCAACTGTGTTTTTGATCTGGGAAGATGCTTTGCTCGCAAACGATCCCTTCTTGACTCGTGGCGTCAGCTTTCCGTTGATCAATGTCAGGGCTAAAACGTCCTCCGCTATCTCCGCAGTCGTGTCTCCTCGGAGCAGACCGACCATCACGATGCGGTCGAGAAAGTTGGCCAGACTCTGCGACATTTTGCCGCCCGGCCCCAGCAGCTTT